TTCAGCGCTGATGACCTGAAACTGGTCGTGGATTACGCGACGGCGAAATGGTCTCAGGATCTGCAGATGGCCGAATACCTGCGACCGACGACACTGTTTTTGCCGACGAAGTTTCCCGGCTACCTGCAGGGCGCAACGAAGTGGGCACAGGCTGGCCGTCCGGAACGGGTAAACGGCCGATGGGTTTCCGCCACAGGCCCGAGCGCAAGTTTCCAGAGCGTGGATTATTCACTGCCTGAAAATGCGGGGTTCCGCTCATGAGCCTGGTTGCTGAAATTCTGGAATATATCAAAACGGCCCCTGGCTCCAGCGCCGCCGATATCTGTGACGCGTTTCCTCAGTATCCGCGCCCAGCCGTTCAGCGTGCTGCTTATCGCCTGTATGACGCCGGGTATACAACACGCAGCGGAGAGAAGAACAAATTTTTATACACGTTCAATGAGTCCCGTATCGAATCAGACGTTAAGCCGTTGCAGGAGACACGCCACGCTAAAGCGCTAATCAAGCAGGCCGGGGAACTGGAGCAAAAAGGGCTTTACCTCCGTGCCGCAACGGTATGGGCAGAAGCTTTTGACGCATCACAGAGCATCACCGAGCGGGAGCAGTGTCTACGCCGTAAACGGAAGTGCCTGACCTGGGGCGGCAGAGCGAAAAGCTCCGAGCGGATTTATGAAACTGCTGGCCGGTTTGTGGGGTGACTTATGACTAATAAATATACTCAGGCACTGAATGAACTTCGTGGAAAATCCTCTCATGAGCTTAAAGAGATTGGCGATCAGTGGTGTACCCCCGACAACATTTTTTGGGGAATTAATGCCATGTTTGGCCCGTTGGTGCTTGATCTGTTCACGGATGGCGAGAATTCAAAATGCCCTGATTTCTATACAGCAGAAGACAATGCGCTGACGCATGACTGGTCAGAGCGCCTGGCTGAACTGAACGGAGCGGCATTCGCTAACCCACCTTACAGCCGCGCAATGCAGCATGACGATGTGTATATCACCGGGATGCGCCACATTGTCGATCACACCATGGCGATGCGAGAAAAGGGCGGACGTTATGTCATCCTGATCAAAGCCGCCACAAGTGAGGTCTGGTGGCCTGAAAACGCTGATCACATCGCATTCATACGCGGTCGTATTGGTTTTGATGTGCCGAAATGGTTTATTCCAAAAGATAAGAAGCAGGTACCAAGCGGCGCGTTCTTTGCAGGTGCTGTCGCTGTGTTCGATAAAAACTGGAATGGCCCCTCGATCAGCTATATCAGCCGTAAGGATCTGGAAGCGCGTGGTGATGCATTCATGGCACAAATTCGCCGTGAAGCATTACGAATGCTACCCCAAATCCAACAGCAAAATATTCCTGAAATTATTCCGAAACCAATCGTCAAAGAAGCCGTAGCTGAAAACGCCCCTTTGCCTGTAGCTCGCGTTGAGAGTGAGTTACCACTGGCACAAGAAGACATCCTAAGCAGAAGCGGTGTAGAGACATGGGCATGTGTACGCGCCGCGTTCGGGAACAAGGATGAGTATTCATTCAATGAATCAAAGTTCGCGCACACCTGGGCCGCTGACACGGTATCAAAGCCGACAGTTGTGACGGTAACGGCAGATACAATTTTAGTCGCAGAATCATTGATAGAGGCGAAAAGTCTTGAGATTGCAGTTAGTGACTGGCTGAACAAGTTGTCAATGACAGACTCATCAGCTCGCGATGATCTGCAGGAACGGTTAGTCAGAGCGGGAATTGAAGCCGTAATGGAACACAGGATGACAACACCGGTATTCATCAGCGCTCTGGAGTCATTACCAGAAACGAGCCGTGAAAACATTCGCCTGATCCGCGCCCATATTCGTCAGTATGCGGCCACTTTAACCCAGGCAGGCGAGGTGCATGCATGAAGCTAACCCTGCCATTCCCACCGAGCGTAAACACCTACTGGCGCGCTCCGAATAAAGGGCCGCTGAAAGGCAGGCATATGATCAGTGAAGCGGGTAGGCGTTTCCAGAGTAACGCTTGCGCCGCAATCATTGAGCAACTTCGCCGACTGCCTAAACCGTCCAGCTCATTGTGCGCTGTGGAAATCCTGCTGTACCCACCCGATAACCGCCGCCGGGACATCGACAACTACACCAAAGGGCTGTTCGACGCACTGACCCATGCCGGAGTGTGGGAAGACGACAGCCAGGTGAAAAAGATGCTGGTGGAGTGGGGGCCGGTAATTAGTGGTGGCAAGGTAGAAATAACGATATCGGTCTATTCGGGGGTAACTTCGTGAGGGTATTACTCAAGCCGGTAGTTATTCCAGAGCTGGGGCTGGTGGCGTTTCGCCCCGGCTCTCAGCTACTGCCTCATTTTCACCGGGGCCGCATGCTCATCGAAAACGAGCCTGAGCGCCTGTCTGACTTGCCCAGCGGAGAAATCCCACCAGCAGAGCAGCCACTGGCAGAAGACCCGGCGTTACGTTCAGTATTCACTAACGAGGCGGTGTTACGTCGTGCTGGAGGCCTGTCTGGTCTGGAGGACTGGTTACTTCGTGAAAACTCCTGCCAGTGGCCGCATGAATCCTGGCACGCTGAAAACATTACGACCATGCGCCACACACCCGGCGTGATTCGGTTGTGCTGGCACTGTGACAACCTGCTACGCGACCAGCAATCCAGCGCACTGGAGTCTATCGCCCTGGCGAACTGCGCCTCTTACATTCTCACAGCGGTTCGCCGTGAACTGGGGTTCGATGACACACATTCACTGACACTACCTGAGCTTTGCTGGTGGCTGGCACGCAATGGCCTGGCTGATGCGATACCAGAGACGGCAGCGCGTCAGATCCTGCGACTGCCTAAACCCGTTATTCAGTCAGTAACCAGAGAGTCCGATATTGTGCCAACACGCGGACCCTCTGAGATTGTGCAGGAAACAGCAAAGCGTGTGCTGGCGCTTAAGGTGGACCCTGAGACGCCGGAATCATTCATGCTGCGCCCAAAGCGCCGCCGCTGGGAAAACCCCACTTATACCCGCTGGGTTAAAGCACAAAGATGCGCCTGCTGTAACAACCCGGCAGACGACCCACACCACGTTATTGGACATGGACAAGGAGGGATGGGAACAAAAGCGCACGACCTGTTTGTGTTGCCGCTGTGCAGAGCGCACCACGATGAGTTGCATCGGGACCCTGTGGCTTTCGAAGCCAAATATGGCAGTCAGCTTACGCTGCTGTTTCGTTTTTTAGACCACGCCCTGGCTATAGGCGTACTGGCGTAAATCTGTGGAGAGATTTGATGCGTGATATGTATGAAGTGATGGATTTATGGGGTGCCTGGGCTGCTTCTGACAATAGCGGAGTAGACTGGCAACCAATAGCTGCAGGTTTTAAGGGACTCTTACCACATGGCAAAAAATCTCGACTTCAATGCAGCGACGATGAAGGAATGATGATTGATGGGTGCCTTACTAGACTTAAAAAAAATAAACCAAATGAATACCAAATTATTATCGCTCATTTTGTTATTGGAATATCGCTTCGTACAATTGCAAAAAAAAGGAGATGTTCTGATGGTACTATTCGAAAAGAATTACAAACAGCATTAGGTTATGTTGAAGGTGTGCTATACACCCTTGAAGAATCAAAATTGCTATCTTCTTGAGTTGAATCCCAAATCACTAAAAGCTAACTCAAGCTCATGAATATAACCTGGAAGGGGCCATTGGTCCCTTATTTTTTCAACTGGGAGATTTTTAATTAAGTAATAAATAAATAAAATGCAAGGCTGAGAAAATAAAGTTTTACTTGTAGAGCGACTCCTGATTCTGGGGGGGAGATATGATTTTTTCGAAATTAACTCTCTGGTTGCAGATTCCGTTGCATTTGAAAAGTTTTCTTTAAAAGCATCTAAAACAACAAAGTTAGTTGACTCGTCGTAATGCATATAACCAGATCCTATAGTATCTCGATATATTTCACATAAAGCCTCATTTAAACGATTTCTATGTTTGTTAGTATCGTAAAGAAGCTTCATTGTTGCACAAAATAAATCATCGGTGGTTTCCATTAAGGCCATGCTGCGCGCTATGTGACGTTCAGCTGCTTTCGGAACAACTCCTGTCGGTTTATATATATTATCATGAACGAGCTCAGCATATGCATGTTGTAAAAGTGTTCTTATTTGAACTTCGCAGCATATGTTTTCAGGTACTTTTAAACCATCGATCTCCAGTGCAACTTTAGGACGTACTTCATAATGCTTTGATTGATAATCAAACAACTTCGGGTTCAACATTATTTCTTCTTGATAGTTTTTTGAAACCGTAGCTATAAACGAACTATTGTTTTCAATTACATCGCTTATCAGTTCTAAGTCCTCAGACAAAAGAACAACAAACCTTGCTCCCACAAGATCTGTCATCTGCGATATTGGATCGCTATAACCTTTTCTGGCGACTTTTCCAAGAGCCGAATTTATTTCTTTGACCCTTGGTTCAACTGGAATTTTAATGAAGCTCTTTATGTGACTGCCTCCTAACTTTGCACTGATATCACCTATTATGGTGTCAGCCACATAATGACCCCAAGATTCAAATACCTTATAGTTATTCTCCAAGTACTTTTGAAATTCATCATAATCAGTCATAAGCGACTCGTTAATCTACCATTAATTTTAACTGTGGTAGTATTATCGTTCTCATTTGGTGTTATTTCAACTAACTCTTTGAAGTTTTCTGGCGGTACTGACATCCAAATATCATTAGAGAAAATAAGTCGGCTCCTTCTCTTTAATTTAGATGCTATATAATCGTTATCTTTAATGAAAGAGGTTTCTGGAAGTTTCTTTTGTTTTGTTATTTTTTTGTAATCATCTTTTAGTTCATCAGGAAAGTGTTCGTCAGCGAAATTATTTATATTTAAAGTCGATTTTTTTGAGCGCAATTCGGTACGCAGCGCCTCATGTAAGTTTAGTTTTTCTTCCTGCTCAATATCTGCATTGTTAATAAAGTCTCTAGTTATCTCATAAAAGTCTTGCGTAATTTTTTTTGAAGACTGATTGATGTCCATCCCAAGGAATGTGTTGTAAAAATAAGCAGCCGCTTTACTAGTGTCTGTAGAAGTCATTAAGTGATCGAACAAAAATGCTTTAAATAATTCTGATGGGTAGTTTCCCTTCTCATCAGGAGCACAATCCTCTATAGAAACTATAAATCCTATTTTATAAAACCGCTGAGATGGTGTGAGAAGAAGTTCATTAAGATATTGCATCATTAACTGTTGTTCATTTTCTTGCGTGCTGAAACCTGTTTGTGTTTCAGCCTTAATCACAGCTAAAAATGGTCTCTGTTCTTCTCCCACCTGCCCACTTACTATCAAGAGTATTCCGCCAGGGGCTCCACTATTAAACTGCGCTTCGGTGAGTTTATTTGCGAGTCTATGACTGACAGTGATGAAAGTAGCCTCATTATTTCCAAATGTAGAAGCAGCTAAATTTAGAAAACTATCAGCGACACCTGGTCGAATTGACATTTCAATTCCATGGGAGCGAGCAGCTAAAGCCTCAGTTATTCGCAGTTGTAAAGCATCTATGGCTTCTGTTTTGAAATTGAGCACCTGCTTACTCAATTTGGCAGGTGTCATTGACTTAGTTGCAGAACGGGGAAAAATTCTGTGAGCGATCACGCAGTTAATACATAAACCTTCAAAAGAAAACTCTATTCCAGCCATTCCTTGTTTCCTCAAGATCATTTTTACAACGAGAATACGAAAAAGCTAACGCGTACGCAAAAACTATTTTAACCTGTTAAGAGTGGTCTCATTGACACGAGCTTAAAAGATTCTTCTATGCCGTGATTTTCGTCATTGAATCTTATTTAAACCCTTGCTAGTACTGAGATTTCACACAGCAAGGAGAGTATATGGATAGATGCAGCAGTTGCTCAGAGCCACTACGCGATTCACTGTACGCAGAACTTGAAGGTCAGGAGTACAAGTCCTGTCCTAAATGTTCAGCAGATGCTGGTCACCACGTTTTTTACAGAATTGAAGAATTTGGTGACAGGGACATGGGAGATGGTCGTCATATTGTGCAATCATGGTGTCAAGCTTGCAGGAGTGCTCTGAAACCTTCGATTCCACCGTCGTTTACATGTGAGTGAATTCATAAAAATTTAAGGCTCGCCTGGACGACCCTTGCGGTCTATCGGCCTCGTTGTGGCGATTTTTTAACCAATCCGTAAGCGCTTGCTTGGAGGCATGCAAATTCGCACTGCCAATAACAGGTTTTTATTTTTGGACGTATTATTCTTCCTTAAAGCACAAAGGGGGTTTTATGAGTTTTTATTTTATTTATCAGCACAAACCTAAAGGTTCAACATTCGATAAACCTCTTCATGCCTCCAGCGCGTTTCCAACCTACGAACTTGCTAAAAGGCAGAGACAGATTCAGAAGGCAGACGAAGAATGTGTGTTTTCTGAGATCATAAAAGCTGATTCAGAAGAAGAGGCTATCCAAAAAGTGGATCCTTCATGGCTAAACCGGCTGTAACGCGTTTATCCAGTTGAAAATTTCTTATCAAAGGCCGCAATAGCGGCTTTTTTTATTCTCTCCGCTAATTTTTCATGGCACTTCCCTAAAGTGGAGGTGGAGCATGTTACGAATGGACAAAATCACAACTGGTGTCAGCTACGGTTTTGCCGGAGCAAACGGAGGGTTCTGGGTGCTCCAGCTACTGGATAAAGTCTCGCCCTCGCAGTGGGCAGCGTTAGGCGTTCTCGCGAGTATTCTTTTTGGTCTGCTGACGTATCTGACCAATCTTTATTTCAAAATCAAAGAGGATCGGCGCAAAGCCGCCAGGGGTGAGTGATGGCAAACAGGGCAAAGCTTAGCGCGGCAATGTTGTCTCTCATCGCTGCAGGCGCATCAGCGCCGGTACTGTTTGATCAGTTCATCAGCGAGAAAGAAGGTAACGCGCTGGTGGCAGTTGTCGATCCGGGTGGTGTCTGGTCACTGTGTCACGGCGTAACGGTCATTGACGGCAAGCCTGTTGTTAAAGGCCAGCGTACAACGGAAGCACAGTGCAAGAAGGTTAACGCCATCGAGCGCGATAAGGCGCTTGCATGGGTAGACCGAAATATCAAAGTTCCGCTAACTGAACCGCAGAAAGTAGGCATTGCTTCATTCTGCCCGTACAACATCGGCCCATCTAAATGTTTCCCCTCGACGTTCTACCAACGCATCAATGCTGGCGACCGCAAAGGTGCATGTGAGGCAATTCGCTGGTGGATTAAAGACGGGGGCCGCGACTGTCGGCTGACCAAAGGCCAGGCGAACGGCTGTTATGGGCAGGTAGAGCGACGGGATCAGGAAAGCGCTTTGACATGTTGGGGGTTGGAACAGTGAATAATAGGGTGAGTCCATGAAGATAAAATTTGAATTATCCACCGCGCATTTCGCCGAAGATCTTCGCCCTTCGCATGGTCCTCAATTCTGGCCGTGGTGGCGTTTAATTTCTTTCAGCGTTGTTCGTCAGGATATCCGCCCACCATCAACTGGACGGCGCATGTGGTTTTATACCCGCTGGGGTGCTGGATATGTGGGTGTTTATATCGACAGGCGTGCAATTCGATGAGCCGCTTATTAGCCATTATTGCTGCTGCCATTATCCTGCTGATTGTCTCGCTGACCTGGGTTGCGAATCACTATCGTAATAATGCTCTGAACTACAAAGAGCAGCGCGACAAGGCTACCAGCGCGCTGACGCTGGCTAATGAAACCATTTCTGATATGCAGGTGCGCCAGCGTGAAGTTGCCACTCTCGACGCTAAATATACCGGAGAACTTGCAGATGCTAAAAAGCAGCTTGAAGATTTGCAGCGTTGCGTTAGCACTGGTAAGTGCGGGTTGCGCGTCAACGCAAAATGTCCAGCGAACGGAACGGCCAGCGCCCCCGGCGTGGATGATGCAACCGGCCCTCGACTTACTGACGCCGCTGAACGGGATTATTTCACCCTCAGAGAGCGAATCGAAACCATCACCAAACAACTGAAGGGCCTGCAAGCGTATGTGCGTGAGCAGTGTCTGAAATAAAAAAAAAGCCCCATCGTGGTAGGGCTCAATATGCAGATCATTTTTTATGGGCTTTAAGCGGACCAGCCAGAACTGATGAGAGGAGTTAAACCTCATCCTTGAGATGAGCCCTGGCGAGGCGCTCTTGCCTTATGAGTCGGACTAAGTTTTGGTAGAAACTCAATATTTAACAAGCGTAAGCGCGGGAAAAGTTTTATCGGGCCTTTCCATTCAGACTTATCTTAAGGTGCGTGCACCAGCGCTCTAACAGCAGGCATTCACTGAGCGCCTGTGATAATGTCATTCCGTCAAAAATCGGAGTGGTCCTCATGAGAAAATTAATCGTCTTTTTTAACGGTGGCGCTCCTTACTCTGTAGAAGTAGGAGAGCATCTTAATTCTCTTCGGCTTGCGTATCCCGATCAAACTGAAATAGACCTTCCCATTCGGTCTTGCGTATATCCGGGTAAATACATAATGGAAGAGCACTTCTATGTTTCAGATCGGGACGTAACAGATACGGATATTATTAACGCAATAGATGTTGCCCCTTAGAAGCCATCAATATTTTTAAGCCTCGCAAACGCGGGGCTTTTTTATGTGCCTCGCACGCGCAGCCTAACGATAACTTTCAGTAGTGAGCCTGGGGCGTTCCGCTTTATCGGGCGGTCTTCCTGTGCGACAGGCTCACACCTAAAAGGAAACAACAATGAGCAAAGAACTTTCCGGCGCTGCTGGCGATGTCCTGTACGCGCTTTTCTTTCGTGGCGCGCTGGTGGATGGAGATTTGCCGTCAAAGGCTGGCGCTAATGAACTGCGTGAGCTTGGTTATGTGATGACGCAAGATACGGTGACGCCGTTCGACGGGGAAAATCATTACAACTTCCTCACACCTACCGGGCAAGAGTTCGCAATCAGTTACCTGGTGGAAAGTCGCTTCGGCAAGAAAGCGGATTTTCAGATTGGAGCGGGGGAGACGTTCATTAATAACACCACTCTACAAGGCAATATCCACTTAACTGCCGCCAGCGACCAATGCTTGATGGAACCGTTAACGGATACAGCATCAGCATGCGACAACATCCGGGTGTTAAATAAACCTCTTTTTGGTATCAACTCGTTTTCAACTGCGATCGTCAAACTCTCTGATGAGATGCGAGAAGCTGTTATTGCAGCCGTTCGTGACAGCGGCCAGTTCGTTGAGAAACCAACTGGCGACGAGCAGCAGTCGGTGGAGTTCAGGGCTGACCGTTTCAAAATACAGGCGAATGTTGACGCTATTGTTGAAGCGACTAAAGCAACATACGCCAGACAAGAAGCGATGATGGCGGATCTGGCCTCTGCTCAGGCCGCTCTTACGGAACACATTAACCAGGTTGTGAATAATGCCCTTGCCAATGCTCTTAAGCCTGGTGGTGTGCTGTACGCCTTCCGCACCAAAACCTGAACACCTCCGTCTGGACGTCAAAATACCCATTTATGAAAATGATAATTTTTATCATTTGAGCGGGTCCTCCCGTAGGGGGGCTTTGCCACGAGGCGGCGGACTCGCGGGAATCGGCTGGTTTTCGTATTTTATAGTCATCATCATCATGTGTGCAGGTTATTGATTTTCCGGGACCCGGCTAATCAATGATGTCGAATCGTACAAAAAGTGTTCACCATCATGGACCAGGAAATCGCGGCCTTAAAACTCAATATCAACCAGCTGGCCGGGATCACTGGCGTCCATCGCCAGACGGTTGCCGCCAGGCTGAAAAATGTTGCTCCGGCAGCAGGCAGTAACAGCAAGCTCAAGCTTTATCTGGTTACCGATATTCTGAGCGAACTGATGACCCCCACCGTTTCCACGGCAAACGTGGAAGAGATGGAACCGGCAGACAGGCTCGCGCACTGGAAAGCTGAAAACGAGCGGCTGAAATTTGAGGTCGATACGCAGCAACTTATCCCCGCCGAAGATGTTGCCCGAGAATTTTCACTGATGGCGAAAGCCGTCGTCATGGTGCTTGAAACACTCCCGGACATTCTTGAACGCGACTGCGCACTTACGCCAGTTGCGGTGTCACGTGTGCAAAACGTGATTGATGACCTGCGCGATCAGGTCGCACAAAAAGTAATGGACGCCGAACCAGAGGAGGATGAGCCAGAGGAGGACTGATGGCAAAAAGGGCATCAGCCAGGGGGATCCGACGTGATGTCTCCGGTATATTACGTGCCCCGCGTCGTATGCAGGTGGCCGATGCGGTCAGCTCATATATGCGTGTGCCGATGGGGGCGGGGAACTCCGTACCGTGGGATCCGAATCTTGCCCCTTACATAATTGAGCCGATGAACTGTCTGGCATCCCGTGAATACGATGCCGTTGTGTTTGTCGGTCCTGCCCGAACCGGGAAAACCATCGGTCTGATTGATGGCTGGATTGTCTATAACATCGTCTGCGACCCCGCTGACATGCTGGTTATCCAGGTATCCGAAGAGAAAGCGCGCGAGCACTCGAAAAAGCGACTCGACCGCACTTTCCGCTGCAGCCCGGAAGTGAAATCACGGCTCAGTCCACGCCGTAATGACAACAACGTCCACGACCGCACATTTCGCGCCGGTAACTATCTCAAGCTCGGCTGGCCATCGGTCAATATCATGTCGTCGTCTGACTATAAAAGTGTGGCGCTGACGGACTATGACCGCTTTCCGGAAGATATCGACGGGGAGGGTGATGCCTTTTCCCTGGGGTCGAAGCGTACCACCACCTTTATGTCCAGTGGTATGACGCTTGTGGAAAGTTCCCCAGGCCGGGACATCCGCGACACAAAATGGCGCCCCTCGTCTGCGCACGAAGCGCCCCCTACGACCGGGATTCTGTCGCTATTTAACCGTGGTGACCGCCGTCGCCTTTACTGGCCGTGCCCGCATTGCGGGGAATATTTTCAGCCGGAAGTCGCCAACATGACAGGCTACCGTGATTCTTCGGATCCTGTTCTGGCAAGTGAATCCGCCTATCTCCAGTGTCCTGCATGTAAAGGCAAAATTACGCCGGAGATGAAACGAGAACTGAACATTCGTTCTGTCTGGCTACGCGACGGGGAAAAAATAGACCGTGACGGCAACAGATATGGCGAGCCGCGCCGCTCGCGTATCGCGTCATTCTGGATGGAGGGCCCAGCCGCTGCTTACCAGACCTGGGCGCAGATGATTTACAAATTCCTGACCGCTGAGCAGGAATATGAAGCCACCCAGAGTGAGGAAACGCTAAAAACCGTCGTTAATACCGACTTCGGTCGGCCATATCTTCCCCGCGCTAACCTTGAACAGCGCAAGAGCGAACTGCTGGAGCAGCGCGCCGAGGAAATACCAAAACGCACTGTACCTGACGGCGTTGAATTTCTTATGGCGACGGTTGATGTGCAGGGTGGTAAGTCCCGGCGATTCGTGGTGCAGGTTACAGGCTACGGTGAACAGGGCGAGCGGTGGGTGGTTGATCGCTACAACATCCGGCAGTCCCTACGGGCCAGTGAGCACGGCGAATGCTGTCCCATTGATCCGGCCAGCTATCCGGAGGACTGGGATTTACTGCTTTCTGATGTGTTTGAAAAGTCCTGGCCGCTGGCGGGTGACCCGACAAAACGTATGCGCCTGATGGCAATGGCGGTCGATTCCGGTGGTGAGGATGGTGTCACCGACAACGCCTATAAGTTCTGGCGTAAATGCCGCCGTGAAGGGCTGGGCAAAAAGATTTATCTCTTTAAGGGCGACAGTGTACGCCGCTCAAAACTCATCACCCGCTCATTTCCTGACAACACGGACAGGTCAACCCGGCGCGCAAAAGCCGCAGGTGATGTGCCGCTTTTTCTTCTCCAGACCGATGCACTGAAAGACCAGGTGAATAACGCCTTATGGCGCGAATCCCCAGGTCCGAACTACGTGCATTTCCCGAAATGGCTCGGTAGCTGGTTCTACGACGAGCTGACGTATGAGGAGCGTTCACCTGATGGAAAATGGAGTAAACCGGGGCGCGGTCCGAATGAAGCCTTTGACCTGCTCGTCTACGCCGATGCGCTGGCAATCCTTCATGGCTACGAAAAGATTAAATGGCCGAATGCACCAGACTGGGCACGGCGGCAAACGTGGCTGGAGAGCGCGCCGCCGGAAACTGGCGAAGCGCCACCCCCGGCTGTCGCACCGCCCGTTACCCGAAACACGAAAGCACGGGACAACACCGTGACGGAAACCGACGACCAGGCATTAAACCCCTGGGTCACAGCGACAGGAGGCTGGTTGTGAAACGAAGTGATATCGAGGCGATGGTACAGCGTTACGTTGAAGCTGAGATGGCTGTCCTTGACGGGAAGTCCATTACTTTCAATGGGCAGCAGATGTCCTATGAAAATCTGTCTGAAATCAGGAAGGGGCGGCAGGAGTGGGAGCGGCGGCTTGCCGACAGTGACAGGCAAAGCCTGGGGCGACCCGGCTATAAACTGGCGAGGTTTGGGTGATGTCTCTACTGGATGATGCTATTGGTCTGATTTCGCCGGGCTGGAAGGCCGCGCGGCTTCGCTCGCGAGCGGTAATTCAGGCATTTGAAGCCGTAAAGCCAACCCGCACACATAAGGCCCGCCGCGAAAATCGCTCAGCCAATCAGCTTAGCCAGAATGGCGCGGTATCTTTGCGGGAGCAGGCACGCTGGCTGGACAACAACAATGATCTCGTCATCGGTATTCTGGACAAACTTGAAGAGCGGGTGATTGGTTCTGAGGGCATCATTGTTGATCCGCATCCGGTGCTTAAAAACGGCAATATTGCGAAAAAGTTTGCCAGCCAGATTCGCTCTGCATGGGCGGAATGGTCTGTTTCGCCTGATGTCACCGGGGAATTTACCCGCCCCATGCTGGAGCGCCTTTTACTCCGAAGCTGGCTGCGTGACGGCGAGGTGTTTACCCAGCTTGTCAGTGGAAATGCCCCCGGGCTGTCACCCGTTGCCGGGATCAGTTTCTGGCTTGAAGCGCTTGAGGCCGATTACGTTCCAATGCAGAACGACGAAGCTAATGGGTTAGTTCAGGGCATTTATAAGGACGCCTGGGGCAGACCCAAAAAATATCAGGTGTATAAAAGCAGCCCTGTTTCCGGGCGACAACTTGAAACTAAAGACGTGGCAGCGGAAAACATGCTCCACCTCAAATTCACCCGCCGCCTGCACCAGGCCCGTGGCACGTCGCTGTTTTCTGGTGTGCTGATGCGCCTGAGCGCTCTGAAAGAGTATGAAGACTCCGAGCTGGTGGCCGCGCGTATTGCAGCGGCGCTGGGGATGTACATCAAAAAAGGTGACGGCCAGAGTTATGAAGATGCGCTGACGGCAAAGGACGGGGATCGCGACCTGTTGATTCAGCCTGGCATGCTGTACGACGACCTTCGTCCCGGCGAGGAAATCGGGATGATCAAATCGGACCGCCCGAACACAAACCTTGAATCATTCCGCAACGGCCAGTTACGTGCCGTTTCTGCCGGAACACGCATCAGTTACTCCAGTGCCTCCCGTAACTACGACGGCACCTACAGCGCCCAGCGGCAGGAGCTGGTGGAGTCCACCGACGGATATTTCGTCCTTCAGGACTGGTTTATCGGTTCGGTGACCCGCCACATCTACCGCGCCTGGCTGAATCTGGCGATCCTTTCGGGAAAAATCACGGTTCCTCGCGGGCTCGATATGGACACACTCTATTCCGCTGTCTATTCGGGGCCTGTGATGCCCTGGATTGACCCCGCAAAAGAAGCGAACGCCTGGAAAATACTTATCCGTGGTGGTGCGGCAACAGAATCCGACTGGGTCCGCGCGCGGGGCAGCAATCCTGACGATGTAAAACGCCGCCGAAAAGCGGAGATTGATGAAAATCGTGAACTGGGACTGGTGTATGACACCGACCCCGCCAATGACAAAGGAGGCACCAGTGCCGAAGCAGCAACGAAACCGGGTGAGCCGCCGCCCGAAAGCCAGCGTAAAAAATAATTCCTGGTTTCGCATGAAGGCCAGCGGGGCTGATGAAGCGGAAATTTATATTTATGACGAAATCGGCTTCTGGGGGGTGACCGCAAGACAGTTTGTCAGTGACCTGCAGGCGCTGGGCGATGTCAGCCACATTAACCTGCATATCAATTCTCCCGGTGGCGATGTCTTTGAAGGTATCGCCATTTTTAATGCCCTCAAATTCCACGGCGCGGCCATTACCGTGCATATCGACGGTATTGCCGCGTCGAT